TAACCACATGAAAACCACCAGTACCTCTATAATTGCGTTAGTGCAGATAGAGGTACTGGTGGTTTTCATGTGGTTATGGACATTGCAAAGATGTCAAAAATTAGTGATAATTTGCAATTTTACATTTATAAGGAGTATTATCATTCAGTTTCTTGTATGGAAAATGTAAATGAGAGTTTACAGTTTAAAGTAATCGATGAACATCCCTCTTATTTTGATTCTATTAAAAATCGTTCGACAAAAGCTATCGAGTACGCAAAGGAAAAATGCAAACAAGCATTGATAGATGGTTCATATCGACAAAAATATTGTACAATACCAGCATATAACTACAAATGGGAAGAAATATCTGGTCTTGATATTGTTGAAAACATTGACCCAATTAAGTTCAATAGATTTCAATATCGAATTGATACAGTTTCCAAAAATAAATATAATAATTCAGATTTTAATGAAATGAATAAATATGAAGATTTCTATTTCAACAATCAATTTTACATAGAACTATTTAAAAAAGTATACCGTGAATATCATAAAGAAGACGGATGGTTCTATACTACAGCTTATGATACGATATTTCATATTACAACTAATGAAGGAGTAAAGTTTGAAGTAAAGTTTAGTAAAAATTTTTATGATTTAGATAATCAAAAATATTTATATGGATTGTTAGAATTGTTTGAACTTAATTATTAGTTCAAAATAAAAATCCAAAAGCTTACGCTTTTAATTTAGGAGGTATCTATGGCCTTTTTCAATAGAAAAAGTAAAACTGGATCATTTGATGCACTCCAGTTAATTAGTAATTTAAATACATTTTACACACCATTTGGGTCGAACATTTCCAAGAGTGACGTTGTTAAGATATGTATTGATAGGGTAGCAAGCCAATGTGCTAAGCTCAAACCAAGATTTATTAAAACCGAAAACGATAAGACAGTAACCGAGAAAAAAGGTCAACTGTCTTTTCTTTTAAAGTATAAACCTAACGAAATCATGACACCATTTGATTTTATTTACAAGACGATCACATTACTTTTACTAAATGATAATGCATTTGTTTATCCGAAGTTTGACAAGGATACTGGTGAAATAAAAGGCATCTATCCACTTAGACCAATCACTGTAGAAATCATTGTAGATATTTCTGATACCTATTTTATTAAGTTGTTATTTGATAATGGAGAGTCATATATTTTACCATATGATAATATCATTCATTTAAGACGTCATTTCGGACAAAATGATATCTTTGGTGGTAATGGATCAACAGGAGATCACGAAGCAATTCTTAAAACGATATCTATAAATGATAGTTTACTTCAAGGAATTGATAATGCGATTAAATCTTCAATGCAAATCAAAGGTATTCTTAAGATGAATGGGATGTTATCAGAAACTGACAAGAAGAAGCAACGAGAACTATTTGATGCTGCACTATCTGATTCAGTAAACTTAAAAAGCAGTTCGATTATTCCGGTTGATTTAAAGAGTGAATACATCCCACTCAATGTTGATCCTAAACTAATCGATAAAGATACACTGGAATTCTTACAAGCAAAGATACTTGATTACTTTGGTGTGTCTGTGCCGATCTTTACAAGCAAATATACAGAAGAAGAATTTAATTCTTTTTATGAATCAACCATAGAGCCTTTAGCTATTCAACTTAGCGAGGCTTTTTCTATAGGTCTACTTACCAATAACCAATTGGAACGTGGAGAGGAAATTATTTTTTATAGTGAGAGATTACAATATGCTTCATGGAACACCAAAGTTGCTGCCATTGAAAAACTCATGAGTCTTGGCATAATGTCGCTCAACGAATCAAGAGCACTATTAGGATTAGAGCCTATCGAAGGTGGAAACAAACGACTTCAATCACTAAACTTTGTCGATGCAGATAAAGCAAATCAATATCAAGTTGGAACGGAGGAACCTAAAGATGAAAATAACAATTAATGGAAAGATATCAGAAGATGCTTTAAAAGTCATTCTGGAAACACAAAAAGCTAAAACAATCATCATCGATGATTACTGCAAGAAAGAAAAACTCGAGTCACTTTTTTATAAAGACTCAGAGCTTGAATATGAATATCAAAAACAAGTAACACCCAAACCAAAGAAAGTAGAGGTCAGACATAATGATCAAGGAAACTAGACTTGCTGATGTCACCCTTCATGAAGAAGATAACAAAATGATATTAGAAGGCTATGCATTAGTCTTTAATAATGAAACTTTAATCGGTGATGAAGAATACGGCTTCTTAGAAGAAATCGATTCAAGAGCACTATCAGAAACGAAGATGAAGGATGTTCCAATGAAATACAATCATATGGACTCCTTTTTAATTATCGCCAGAACCAAGAATCAATCATTATCATTAACAGTCGATAGTATTGGACTTAAGGTTCGTGCAGAATTATTGGATACCAATACGAATCAAGACATCTATAAGATGGTAAGAAGTGGTTTGTTGGATAAAATGAGTTTTGCCTTTACAGTAGATGAACAAGTATGGAATCGTGAAGGCAGAATTCCAAAAAGAACCATTACTAAGATAGAACGCTTGTATGATGTGTCGGTTGTGGATACACCTGCATATGATGCAACCTCTATATATGCTCGCTCTTTAGAATCTATGGAGTTAGAACTAAAGGCTATGGAGTTAGCTGAGCAAGAAGAAAAATCAAGCATTATCAAAAAACGCATCAAAATAAAAACCCAAATCTAAAAGGAGAACAAAATCATGAACTTAGAATTAAGACGAAAAGAAATCGAGTCAAGACTGACTGAAATCAGAAGTCTTGTCGATAATGAAGCAGATATTACAAAACTTGAAGCACTCGAAACTGAAACTAGTGAACTTCAAGAAGAACGCAGTGTGATTGATAAGAAAATGGCGATTGCAAGCAAAGCTGAAATCAAACCAATCATCATTGATAACCGCACTCAAATTGATAAAGAAAAACTCGAAAAACGTGCATCTAGTTTACGTGAAAATCGTGTGATCCAAGTATCAAGTGAAGAAATCTTGCTGCCTGATAACACAGCTTCTGGATTAGCACCAGTGACATTTGCTCAAGTTTCATCGCTTGTAGATCGTGTTAATGTAATCAACTTAAACGGTGGAGAGACTTATAAGAAATCATTTGTAAAAAGTAACGGTATTGCTGGAACGACTCTTGAAGGACAACCTTATAGTGAAACAGAGCCTGCATTTGGTTATTTGACTATTTCAAAAGTTAAGATTACTGCTTACACAGAAATCACAGAAGAACTTGAGAAATTACCAGCGATTCCTTATCAAGCTGAAGTGTTACGTAATATCAACATTTCACTTAAAAGGAAAATCAGCGAACAAATCTTACGTGGTGCTGGAACGACGAATACCTTCACAGGTATCTTTAGTGATGCAGCTGTAGCTCTTGCTGATAAAGCCCCACTCGAAATTGAAGCGATTACCGATTCCACACTTGATGATATTGTCTTTGCCTATGGTGGAGATGAGGAAATTGAAGGTGGAGCAGTCCTTATCTTGAATAAGAATGACTTGCGTGCTTTCGCTGGTCTTAAGACTCAAGAAGGTCGTAAAGTTCATACAATTGATTATGTGAACAAGACTATTGACGGTATTCCATACATCATCAATTCGCATTGTAAAGCTATTTCTGATAGCAATACATCAGCTGGTGAATACGGTATCGCTTATGGTGCACTTAAGAACTACGAAGTTCCAGTATTCTCATCAGTTGAAATCGGTAAGTCTACGGATTACAAATTTAAAGATGGAATTATTAGCTACAAAGCATCAGTATTCACTGGTGGTAACGTAGTCGGTTATAACGGATTCCTTCGTATTAAAAAGAAAGCTGCAGCTTAAAAACTGAAGCTAATCATTAAATCGTAAAGAAAGGATTGATCTCATGGCAATATTAGACATTGTAAAAAAAGCACTACTTATACCACTATCAGAAACATATGCTGACGATGAGTTATCCACTCACATAAGTAGCTGCAAAGCATACCTGACGAGTTGTGGGATCAATCCTTCTTACATTAATGACGAAACAAACCCGATGGTAAGTACGATTATCATTATTTATGTAAAGACATTCTTTGGATTTAAAAATGATGGGAGTGCAAAAGAACTACCTAAAACTTTTGATATGTTAGTGGGACAAATCGCATTAACAAAAGGAGCAGATGAAAATGTATCCTAATTCACCAAACATTAGATTGACTTTGTTAATTCTTAATCAAATGCAAAACTCAATAGGAACATTAATGTTTCAATTGCAATCATCAAAAGAAGTCATCGCTATTAATATTAGTATCACATCCAATGAATATTATGAAAGCAAGAGGTCTGATATCAAGATAGACTTGGCACTCAAAATTCAGAGTTTTCTTTTTAATAATAGTCAGTACGCTGATATCAATCGTGACATCTATAAAATTGAGCGAACATATCAGATTGGGCAGTTCATCGAACTTTATTTAAGTAAAACCAATATTAGAAAGAGTGATATCATTGATTACTCTTGATGATCTTGGAATTGCTATATCTGAAATGGTAGATGAGTATGCTGAAGAGATTCTAGCTAAACTTGAAAAAAAGCTTGATGAAACTGCAGAAGAAATTGTGAAATATATCAAATCGAATGCACCAAGAAGTGGTGCGTCAAAACCTTTTGCGGATTCATTCGTTGCAGAATCTCAAGGTAGTGGTATCAATAAATCAATCGTTATTTTCTCAAGTGAAAAAGGAAAACTTACACACTTGCTTGAGTTTGGTTTT